TCGTGAAGGGCGGTAGTTAGAAACGGCTTGGCTTCGATGTTGTGATAGCCACCGTAATGCTGAATAGGAACGTAAGGTTCCATCCTGTTGTTACCGGCGCGGACAATAGCCCTTGTCTTCGCCTTGGAATTTCTAATGCTGTTGACCAATGCACCGGAAAGTACAGGTGCTAGCGGAATCGCATCGTGCTTGATTTTGCTACCGATACGCTCCCAAGCCCTGCTTAGGTCTTTTGCCCTAATGTCTAGGCTGCGTAGTGCTCGTTGAACACTCTTTGCGCCTAGCACCTGTACTCTCACAAATGTCATAGTCTTAACCTCACGCAACTACGCGAGTTGGCTCACCATCAACGTCTAGACGTGCCTCAAAGGTGAATACCTCATTGGCGGTTCCACCTACAGGTGGCTTGTTTAGAATCGTTGCGTTACCGGTGAAATGTGGCTGGCTTGCAGTTGCAGTCGCGTTGCCGTAAGGCTTGAAGACGAATGCAACAGAGTCACCAGCGTTGTCCCATAGGGTTGACCAGAAGGAACCGCTGCCGTAATCAGCAACAGCCTCTACTGTGAAGAACCACTGAACCGGGTTACCGCTTGATAGTTCCGCAAAAGTGATTGCGTCTGTGTCTGCCTCTTCATTCTCTAGGGTTACAGAGGTTGCCTCTAGGTTTACCTCTTCACCGTCGATAGTAAGAGAAAGACCCTTTCCCTTGTACTTAGCCATTATCAAATGACCTCCTTTTCGATGTGTTGTACTGATGCTTCTTTAGAAACCTTGTAAGCCAAGAGTCCAGCCAACTGTTCTGCTGTCAACTGACCTTCGGTTGTATTGCAAATCATGCAAAGCAGACCTCTAATACATTGACCACAAGACCTTTCTCCTTCGCAACATGAGTGGTCATGGTCAACACAAAGAGACTTATTGAACTCTGTCTCGTGCCTTCCACAACCAGCACAGCGATAATCCTGTGCCTTACGCATTGCGTCATACTCTTCAAGCGTTAGACCAAACTTGTACTTCAAGTAGTAGGTGTCCCTGTATCCAGCGGCACGCTTCTTTTCGTTCTGCTTGGCCTTAATAGCCTCTTTGTTACGTTGGTAGTAAGCCCTGTTGTAAGCGTTTTGCTTTTCTCTATCGCTCACTCGACTTCTTTCCTAACATCAGTGTTTGTTTCGAGAGTGACCACAGCACCCATGTAGGACGTGCCCTTTAGGGTCATTTCCTGTGGTGCGCTTACCTCTGTAATGTCCCAATCGTCATCAAGTGCATCAATCACGTTGACAATCATTGAGTCAATTTGTGTTGCCGCTGTTTTGTTTGTTCCTCTACCGCCGATAATCAAGACGTGCAGACCAACGCTGTAGTTGGTTGCAAACGAATTACCATCAGGCAATGTAATGTAGGGATTGGCCGGTACGACGACGCAAACCGGCGGAATGATGTTCTCTTGGACGTAATCCACAGCCTTGATTCCTTCTGCTGTGAGAGTGTCCTTAACTTGCTCTCTAAGGTCAGTCAGTGTGTTCACAGGTAACCCACCCACCTTCTAAGGATTGGGTAGACGCCTGCCAACGGGTCACGAGCCACACGCATAGGTGCCTGCCCGATACCGTCAAGCGTTGCGAATTGCTGATTGGCAATTCCGTTAGGAGCGTTCCTGCGTTCAAACAGGTCAGCCGCAACGATTAGGTAGCAACGATTGACGACTGACACCGGAGCATCAGAAATGACGTAACCCTCTTGGGCCCTGTCATACCTCTTGTTGAACTTGTCAACCAGAGCCTTTGCTTCTTCTAGGCAATCGGTAAGGAGGGATTCGTTCTCGTACCCCTCGTCACCCAAATACTTCTTGAAGTCGTCAACCGTTACTGCCATTCAAATCACACCAAGTCAACGTCCAACTTCACGACGGATAGCGGGTTGACAATGCCAACAGCCATGTAGCCGTAAAGTGAGAAGTCCTTAGTCAAGTGAATAATGTCCTCGTCGGTTAGACGGAACGGTGCGCCTGCTGACTCCCAAACCTTTACTGCGTCACTAGAAGCAACGAAGCAAGTGTTGTTTGCCAATGCTGGGTTCTTAACAACAGTCAAGCCAGCAATGTTTAGAGTTCCGCCAACAGGGTTAGCAGCACCAAGGCTGTTAACAGACTGACCAGCGATGTTGAACAATGGGCGTCCGTTGTCGTCAACCATGTGTGCAAGACGCTTGTAGACGTTGCTAGACACAAGAACGAACTCAGCCTGTGAACCCTTTGAGTTGGCGTCGATTAGGTCAACGCTGTCAACAACAACGTCAATCCAACCTTCTGCGGTGTCTGCTGCAAGAGTTCCGGTGTTGTAGCCGGTGCCTGCAACAAGAGCATCACGAACTGCCTTCTCAGTAGCCTTTGCGTACTGACGAGCCATGAACTCTAGAGTGGTCTCTAGAAGCGGAACAGAAGAACGCTCAATGGCCTGACGGCTTAGTGATGCGTAACCTCCGTATGTCTTCACGGTTGCAGTTGCAGAATCGAACTCAACTTCCATGTATGGCAGTGCGTCACCCTCAGCAGCCTGTACACCAACGGTTCCACTGGTTCCAGAAATGCGTGCGTACTCAATGACGTTGCCCTCTGCTGGAAGCGGAGCCTTGCTGAATAGGTTGATGGTTGGGCGGTTCTCAGCCTGCATACGTAGACGCTCTGATACCCATGTGTTAGCGGCTGCGGTGTCGTTTGCAGTGGTAGCAAAGTCACGAGCCTCCTGTGACCCTGCTGCAAGTCCCTTTAGCAACTCACCACCAGAGCGGAAGACAGGTGCCTTAACCTCTGTCTTGTTCTGACCGATAACGGCCATTCGGCGCTCTAGGTCTGATACTGCGTCCCTCAGGTTCGCAACCTCAGACTCAGGAGCGTAATTAATTTCCTCTGACATAAAAATGTCCTCCTTTTTATTTGAAATGTCCGAAGTGCGAACCTCGGAAACCTTTGCCCCTTCATAAGCGGGGAACGCAACGACTGAAACTTCCTTCAAGTCAGCCTTTGTGCGTACAACTACGTTTTCTTCCATGCGGTGTTCAACCGGTAGGAATCCAACGGAAAACCTGTTAAGAACGCCGTCCTTCATTAGTGTGTAAACTTCGTTACCGCGTTCTGTTTCGCTGATGCGGGCCTCAATGACATACCCCTCATCGGTGTCATAGCCCTTGGTTACCAATCCGATTGGCTCTGAGTGTCCGTAGAACAACTTGACGTCCTTGGAATCACCGAATGCGCCCTTTTCGAAGCGTTCTGAATACCCGGCAACCTCAGTTGTTTGTCCATACGGAACGGCCAGACCGGTGATAGTCCTTGTCTCTGCGTCTACGGAGCGAACCTCAACGGAACGGATTTCTAGGCCAACAGCCTTATCCTTAATTTCCATTTGTGTTGTCTCCTGTATTTGAATTAGGGGTCTTTCCCTCTACCGGCCCTGATGGTGAATTCACAGCCTTAGGTAGTGGCGGCAGTCCCTTTTCCTTACGAATTTCATTGGCAGTTACGATGCCTGCCTGAATTTGCTTGACCTGAACCTCAACCTCTAGAGCGGTGTTCATGCGAAGCAATGTGTCTTCCTTGAACTCAACCTTCTGTCCTCGTGGAAGAAGGGAACTCAAAGCGTCTTCAATTTCGTTCATGTACTTGACCAACGTGGTTTGTAGGAACTGCAAATTAAGTTCCTGCGCGTTGATGTATGTGGTGGAGGTTCCCTCTAGACCGGAGCCAAGCAATACCGCCGGTACACCGAATAGACGTGCAATGGCGTTTACCTGTGCCTGCTGCACCTCTAGGTACTGCGCCTCTGCTGGCTTAATGCCTAGGTGCTCGTAGTGCATGCCCTGTGACAAAACGGCTGTTCCACCGTTGCGGTTAAGGAAATCAGAGAAAGCCTTGGCGAACTCTGCTGCCTCTTCTGGGCTAAGCACTTGGTCTGTTGCAAGCGTTCCTGTAGGTACCGCGACACCGCCAAACCAGTTGTCTGCAAAGGAGCGCAACTTCAAAGCGCCAACCAACTCAGACTGACCGTGTTGGATTGGGCCGTATCCCTTCACGTACCCCGGCTTGCGGAACAACTTCAAGTGCTTGATTTGTGTTGCTGGAACCTCTTCTGTGCCAACCCAATACCTGTAGGAACCGTCGTTCTCTTGGGTGATGGTGACCGTTTGTGGGTCTAGAACAACCACGTTTGCGATTGGGTCACCGTAAATGCGCCAGTAGGCGTTGCCGTATGCGGCTAGAGAGAAGACAGTCTCTTCAACAAAGGCTGTCTGTGTGTCGTTGATGTTTGGCTGCCTGATAAGCGGCGGTGCCTTCAACTCCACACCATCGCGGAATACTGCCAACTCCATTTGGCTGACAGACGCGGTAATAATGGAAATAGCCCTGTGGACTGCACC